CCGCTCAACCGCAACGCCAGCTTTACCTTGTCAAGCATTTGTCAGCCCTCCCGCTATTAAGCAGTGGCGAATGTCGCCTTCACGAAACTTTCGGGATTTTTCAAGCCAGCGTCAAACAAGCTGTACGCGGTCTTAACCTCGTTCGCGGTTTTAGGCTCGATTGCGGAGAAGATTTCCAGCTCATCGTAATCGTTCGCGATAACCTGTCCCTTTGTGCCAAGGTAAATAACGTTGTCCGCGATTTCGTTATCAACCTTCACGGAAGCGCCGTAAATGCGCCCCGCAGTAATAGGATCAACCATACTGTTAGGAACAAACAACTTGTTTTTGTTGCCGTCCTCAATGCCCGCAAGGTTGTTCCAAATGGTCTTGTTATTCGCGTAAATAACGCGTTCGCCCTTGCCTTTCAGCAGTGCAAACATTCCGCGAATAGCCGCGTCTGTGTACTTCTGTCCGGTCAGAATGTTGGCGGTGGCAATGCCCGCGCCCGCGATAGCAGAACCGCCGTCGGGCGCAACGCCGTCAAGACGATTGCGGATAACGCGGTTCTTCGCTACGGCGATACGCTCCGCAAGCTCATTCACCAGCCAAGCTTCGAACGCGTCGATAGACTTAAACTTCATCTTGCGGGACAGAACAGCGTGTTTCTTGATCTCGATACCTTCAAGGGACAGAAGATCAAATTCGTTCTCTTCGTCGCCGTTTGCCGTACCCTCTGCAACGCCCTTCGCGTCGCCAGCCTTAATAGACTTGCGGCGGGGAACGCCGAAACCGGAAGTCATGCCGGAATGTTCTGCGTCCTCCAGCATAGGGGACATACTCTCAACAAGATCAATAATCATATTGAGCGTTGCGGGCGGTACAACTGCGGCGCTGTTTGCGGTCGTTGCGGTAAATGCGGCGCGTTCCTCTGCGGACATATCGCCAAGAAGGGAAATTCCGCTTCTTACGGCAATGTTTTTCAGCCACGCGGAACGATATTCCGGCGTAGCGGAAGGATTGTCCGGAGTAGTAGCACCCCCGTTGTTGTCGGTCTGCTGGAAAGTGCGGATAACAACGCCCGCGCCCTTCGCGATATTGTCAAGAATGCCGTTGCGCTTCTCGGCGGCGGCAATCAGTCCGGCGCGCTCTTCGGTAAGCTGTGTGGTTTCCTGCTCCAGCGCGTCAATCTCTGCGGCGGTCATAGCGTCGCCGCGCTGTTCGATCTCCTGCTTGATAGCCGCAAGGCGGGCTTCGATCTCTTTAATTCTCATTGTGTTAAACCTCCGTCATTAGTTTGATTTTCAAAAGTTTCTTCCGGCGTTCCAGCCGCTCCTGCTGTTCCCTCTCGATCACTCCGTCGAAATAGGATCGTGCCGAAATATCGGTATCGGCGTTCGCCGGAATGGATACCGCCGAAACGTCGTAAACCTTCGCAATTTTCAAGATCGTGCGTGTGCGTGTGTCGCGGTCGTAGCTATCTTCCGATACGCGGAAAGCCCACGACATTTTCGTAACAAGTCCGTTCTTGATTTCCTCGAACATATCTTGCGCCGCGCGCGACTTTGACAAGTCCGCGAACGTGAAAAGCCCGTTATCGTTAGCTTCAACGCCCAGCGTCCCGTTGGAAAGGCGGGCAAGCACCTTTCCTTCGTGGTTATACTGCATGATTACGTCGGACATATCCGCACCCGCAAGGGCGTTCCGGTCGATCCTCTCGTAATATTTGTTCCCGTCCCACTCATACAGCAAATAGGGCTTGTCGAACGTTGTTGCGTAGCCCTCCACGTAGAAATCCGTATCAATTCGCTTCTCCGCCGCCGTCGGGATCAATAGCGGCTGGATCATTGTTCGGTACTCCCGATCCGTCTTTTTTGGCATTTGGTGTAACCTCCTTTCCCAATTCTGAAACTTCCGCGTATTCCTTGCGGATATAATATTTCTCGCCGCCCTCAACGTGCGCCATGTTCCAAACGTCCATAACGCCGTTGCGGTTCAGCAAGCCGCGGTCAAATAACTGTGTGCTGATATTCAGCTTCGTTTGATTGCTTGCGTATTGTAATCGGTTCGCGGTAAACGTGATCGCGTTCCCGAAGGACAATTCCCGCGCCGTGTACGTCATATTCGACATAACAAGCGAAAGCTGGATCGCGAAAGGCTCGATCTTGCCTTCGTAATACGCGTTCCATTCGTCCTCCGTGTATTTGTTTTGCAGAATGCCCGCGTTCGTGCCGAAGTAGTTAAACACGTTTTCATTGATCTGCGCCATCTGCGCGGCGTTGACCGTGAACGGCTTGCTTTCGATCGGCTTCACGTCAGCAAACTTCGCGTCGTAGATCACCATTCCCGATTGATTTTCCGCCGAAAGGTTATCTGCCGTGAAGCGCTTTCGTTCCTTCGTGATGTCCTCCGGCTTCAACATATTTGCAACCTTCGCCAAGAAGCGAATAGAAGCCGAATTTTTAACGCCGTTGATAATTCCTTGATTTTGTGTATGGATCAACTGCATTGTAGGACGAAGCGCGGCGTTACTCTCGCCGAAGAAATCGTTTGTGTACTGAAAATTCGTCATTACGCCGACGCGTTCAAACTCAATCGCGGCTTTCTGCCCATTCCCGAAGGTGTAGCGCAAAAACGGAACGTTGTTATACTCGATAACTTCGCACCGTTGAGGAAGCAGGGGATAATACCCGATCAGCCCGCCGAATTCATCTTCAATCGGAACAATGAAGCAAGTATTATTCACCGAAAGGATCGTCGCGATCCTGTAAATGAACTTCGATGTATCCATGAACGGATTAGGCTTGAACTGCAATGTCCGTTCAAGGTTCTTTTGCGCCGTGCCGCTGATCTCCGGTTTCAGCTTTGAAGCGAAGGACGCGAACGAATGTATCGCCGCGCGCGTAAGCTCCATTTCGTAAATACTTTCCGGCGCGTTGCTGAAAACGGGTGTGTACCCGTTTAGCATTTTGAAATAGCCTTCCGCCTTCAAGTCGGCTTTCGGCTTCCGGAAGATAGTTTCAAAAACTCCCATGTTTTTATCACCCCGCATTTTTGAGCATTTCGCCGATTTCGTTATAATATTTCTGCCGCACGGTCAGCGCGTCGATCACGGAAACGAAGCCGTCAATTCGCGCCCTCTGTTCGATCTTCACGGGACGGAACTTCCGCGTTTCCATGTTGTGCTTCAATGCGACGTTGAGGAAGTGCGCCTTCAACAAGTTATTGTCGGCAATCTTGAAATTGCCGTCCTTGATAACGCCTTCAAACTCACGGATCACGGGCGCAAGGTTTTCTCCCTGCCATACGTCGTCCGTCTGCCAGCCCGCGTTCTTCAAGTCGTCGATCAGATATTGCGCGGAATAGCGGTCGTACCCGATCTTCAAGATATATATTCCGTACTGATCCCGAAGCATAGAAAACCATTCGTAAACGTCGCGATAATCGACGTGGTTTTCGCCGGATAGTTTGACGATCCCTTGCTTCACGAATATGTCATACGGTACACCGTCGATCGCTTGCGCCGTTTCAAGGCGGTTCGCGGGCATAAAGAATTGTGCGAAGGCATATAGAACGCCGTCCCGCTCGATCACGACGGAAGCGGCGGTCAAGTCCGTTGTTTGTGAAAGGTCTATGCCGCCCACGGCGTAACTGTCCTTGAAATCCTCCAGCTTCGCGTGAATTCCTGCGCCGTCAACAACGACGTAATCAAGCCACGCGACGGAAGAATTCTGCTTGATGTTGCAATACTTCGTAAGGAATTCAGCCCGCTTCGACATACTCATTTCGGCGACGGCGATTTCTTCTTTGAAGAAGTCCGGCGAAACGGAAACGCCCATATTCGGATTTGCTTTTTTAAGCTCTTCAAGGTCGTTCCATTTCTCTACGTCGTCGATCATGTAAAGCAGGGGAAGAAGGCGGCGTTCCTTGCTTCCGCCCTTCAAAAACGCGGTCGATCGCTTCATAAGCTCATCGAAAATACCGTCGTTTTCGTAACCCGCCGTTGAGATCGAAAGGATCATCGGCTGGCGGCGCGCACCAAGCGCGGATTTCATAACTTCGTACTGCTTCAAGCCGCCGTCGCCGCGCCACGACGCGACTTCATCATTCACGACTAAATGCGGATTGAAGCCGTCGGATTTCTTCGCGTTGAACGCAAGCGGCTTGATCGCGGTATTGCTTTCTTCGATGTAAATATCGGAACGGCGCTTCTTCGATAGGTCGGAAAGCTCCGGTTCTTTTTTAATCATCTGATAGAAATTATCGTAAACGATGTTCGCTTGCTCCAGCTTCGGCGCAAGGCAATATATTTTCGCGCCGTATTCTCCGTCAAGATACGCCATGTACGCAATGACGGCGGACGCAAAAAGCGTTTTGCCGTTCTTGCGCCCGATCACAATAAACACTTCGCGAAAGACGCGCGTTCCGTCCTCTTCGACGATCCCGAACATAACGGAAACGGCGGCTTTCTGCCACAACTCCAGCTTCAAAAGGTCTGTGCGCCCTTCGCAATGATGGCAAAAGTTTTCGATGAACCGAATTGCCTTGTTTGCCTTCTTCGCGTTGAAGGTGAAAAGCCCTTCTTGAAGCCCCTTCACGATGTATTCATACAGAAGTCGAACCCACTTGCCGACGGTTATATTTCCGGAAGAAATGCCGTCGAAATACTCGTAAATGTAATTTGAAAAGGGCATTTTTATTCGTCCCGTAACGCCTGTAAACGGCTTTCTTTTTTCTTCTCCGGCGGTACAAGATCGCAAAGCTGTTTGATAATAGCGGCGTGATTTTTTGTCATGGCGATATGTGTTTTCACCGCGTCGCTTTGCTTCGTCCCGCTCTGATTTGCGCCGTTTTGGTATTCGACGGTGTATCCCTCTTCGTTGATGATCTCTTGCAATTCTTCAAGGGATACCGCCATGAACGCCGCGTTCTTGATAAGGCTTTCGACGGTCTGCAACTTGTTTTTGTCCAAGTCTTTGAAAATGCGCTTCAATCGGGAAAACTCCCGCTTGATCTTTTCTTCTTTCGTCAAGTCCTTCTTTGTCGCCATAAATATCACCCCCTTTTCCGGTCAACCCACACCCCCTTAAACGCGTACACCCGTTATGCGCGCGCCTGCGGAGTATTTTTAATCTCCCGCCCTCGGTGTCGAACCCTCCCTAAATTTTGAGCGAATAGGGGGGGATATGAGGTTTCCCGCTTCGTCGAATGCGTACCGTTTTTTCTTGTCGTTCCGGTGGTGTTCTTTGTTGTGGCAATCTTGACAAAGCGCTTCGAGATTATCCCACGAAAGCGCTATGTATGGATCGTTGATATTCTGCTTCGTCAAGTATGTTTTGTGATGTGCGATCTTCGCGGTTACTGGATCGTCCGGCGTTGAACAGCGTTCGCACAAGTAGCCCTTCGACTTCAAGAAGCTGTCGCGGCATGAACGCCAAGCGTCCGAATTGTAGAACCTTTCCGCCCACGGCTTCATGCGGTTATCCTCCTTCCTGTGGAAAAGTCTGTGCAAAAGAGCAAAAGAAAAAGCCTTCCGTGCATTCACACAAAAGGCTTTATCCCGCGCTATTCAATTCGCAATAATTCAGCGTAATTATTATATCACGCGTAAGCGTCGCGGACAAGGTGCATTGTTTGGTCGCGTTTTGGTCATTTGTCAACGGCTTTCCGGTATGTCGCCGCTGATACCGCCGCCGGAATGCCGAATACACATACCGCCATATCGTTGACGATCTTATTCCGCCAGCGGCGCGCCGTCTTTATCTCTTTGAGAATGCCCGCGTCGGAAAGCTCTTCCGCGATCTCTTCCCACGTCGCCGTTCCGCCCTCTCGCGGATTGCCGTTGATGTCCTCGCCGAAATAGTAAAGCCGGATCACAACGAATTCTTTATGCCCCTCGAAAAGAGAAATAGCGCGTGTCAAGCTGTCAAAGCCGGATTTCGTTTCTTTGAACTGCTTTTGTTTTTCCTCTCGCATTTCCTCGACGATCTCCGCTTCCGTCTTGCGCTGAATAAAGCCTTTTGCCTGTGGTGTCGTTGAAAACGTCTTTCGTCCCGCGTGATACTCAACTTCGCAATACGCTTCTTCATCGGCTACAAGCGCCGCCAGCTTCTTGTAGTTATACAGCAATGTTTCCATTGCCTTGAAGTAATTTACGTACCCCGTGTTCTGTGTGTATGCTTCCGCCGCCCCTGCGCGCGCGGCTTCAAATACGGCTTCCCGCAACTCTTCGGAAAGCTCTGTTTGCTTTTTAGTCATGTGTGCCACCTCCGGTTAGATATTCGATAATTGTTCCCGCCGCCTGTTCCCAGCCGTAGCAAAGCGCGGCTTTGTAGCCCTGCGCCGAAAGAGCGTCCAGCCACTCCGATTGATGATCGCTTGTCCTGCCGCCGCGTTGCCGTTTAAGCTCTATGTAAAGCCCGTGATATTGCCCGCGCGCAACGGGCAAGCATAGATCAGGAACGCCCGCTTTCACGCCCTCCGCCCGAAGCCGTCCCGCTTCCGCCTTGTGTCTGCTCCCGCCGTTCGGGACGTGATAAAGCAAATTCAATTCGGGATATTTCCCGCTTTGCATAGCCGCCCACGAAAACAGCGTCATTTGCTCTTGTGCTTCTGTCGGAACGGGCATTTTATTTTTCTGCATTCCGCGATCCCTCCGTTTTCTTTGCGTATCCAATCGCCTTTAATCCGCCGCCGCAATATTTGCAAGTGTTCCCATCTGCGTGTGTTGCCGGAAAGACGTTGATTTTTCCGCATGCGAAGCATTGAAAAGCGATCTTGTCGGTTTTTTCTGCCGTGCATTCGTATTTACCCGTTTCTCCCTGCGTCCTCTCCCAATCAGCGAAGAAGAAAAACGGCTTGTTCTGCGCCATTGCTTCGCCGAATTCATATTTCGCGCCTTTGCTCTCTTTCCAGTCCGGAAGAAAACAGACTTCGGCGCACTCTGCAAGCATAGCGCCGGACATACGCATATAGGCTTCCCACGTGAAGCCCTCCGCCGGAAGAAGCGCCGGATTTACGACGATGAAGCCGCCTTCCTCCAGCTTCTTTTGCGCGTTGTAAAACTTCGTGAAATAATACGGATCGCCCGTGATCTTTCCGGCAAGATATAGCGTCCTTTTTTCCTGCATTGTGTTTCCTCCCTTCATTTCGTAAAAAGCGTTGCTTGCGCTTTCCGTTCTTCCTGCTCCAAGAGATCAAAAAGCCGGATTTGTGCTTGTTCCTGTTCCAGCCGTTCATTTGCCGCGCGGCAATAATCCTCGTCAATCTCGAAGCCGACGAAATCAAGCCCGCCTTGACGATAGCAAGCGATCAAGGAACTTCCGCTTCCGGCGTGTGTGTCCAATATCTTCATACCTTTCCGGGCGAAGAGGGAAAGAACCCACGAATACAGCTTCACGGGCTTTTGTGTCGGGTGAATTGTCCCGTCGTTCAACAATTCAACGCGATTGCAGACAAAAACGCGCGTCGGCGTGTCGAAGCTGGTATATGCTAATTCGCAATCGCTCATTGTCAAGCCGTGTTGCCCCTTGTCCCATACAAGCCAGCCTTTATGCCCTTGTTCAAGATACGGAACGAAGTAATTTCCGCCCCATATCACTTGCGCTTTTGAAACGCGTTCCAATTCGCGGAAGTATTCGGGCGGGGGAATAGTCTTGTCCCAGCTTTTCCGGATATGCTCTTTCCGGTTATGCTTCGGATTGCCGCATACGCGCTTCTTCTGTCCGTCTATGCCGATACCGTAAGGCGGATCAACGATCGCAAGATCGAAGAAGCCGTCCGGAAACTCTTTCATTCCCTGCATACAGTCCATGTTATACAGCTTGTTCAATTCAAGCATACGTTGTTCACCTTCTTTCTTTTTCTCCCCCCTCCGCCCCCCGCTGGGGGGAACGGGCTTAAAGGAATAAATCTATCGGCGATCCGGTGGGCTTCCTCGATCCGTGTTCTGAACCGATCCTTCACGATTGATTTTATATCCCCGCCGCCTTCCCGCTTTTATCACTCCCGCGCTTTCATTATCAAGGGCAAGCGGCTTCGCCGTGCTTCGCACCCTTGACAATGCGCGCGTTCGTGATCTCTGAAAAGCGGGCGACGGGGAATAAATAAAATCAATCTTCCGGAAGGAAAAGCGCTGGTCGTAAAACTTTACACATTTACAAGGCTTTTTATTGCGCCCCTTCGGGCGTTCCCACTATTCGCGTTTCTTCCGGCGTTTCGGTTTCTCTGTTTCGCGTACATATTTATAATATATATAGCCCCACTTCGTCGCGCGGGCTTCCACCAGCTTGTAACCCTTCGGCGCGATCGGTGCTTTCTTTTCCGTATACGTCCGAAGTGCAAGCGTCGGCGCTTCCTTCTCCGGCTGGCGAAGATTGCGCGTCGCCTTCCAACGGTGTCCGCCCTGTTCCGGTGTCCAATGGTTGAATAGGTAATCCGCAAGCCCCGTGTAATCCTGCCCGTAGTCAACGCCGTTATAATAATTGTGTTCGCGCAAGTGCCGAATATGGATTACTGATCCGTCGTTCCACTTGCCGCTGATCGTTTCTTCCGGTATGCCGTCCGAAATCATGTGAAAATGAATTCGGTTCGTAGACTTGCCGCGCCCCATGTAAATAATGATCTTCGCGTCGGGGCAAGCCCTTTGAAGCCGCCGGAAGTAATTGTCGCGTATTCTGCGCGCTTCGCTGAATGTATGAACTTCGCTGTCGTCGTCGAACGTCAGCGTACTATATAAGGAAAGCGGCGAAAAGTTTTCATTAACCAGCCGCTGGTGTTTCCGCTTTGATATGCCGATCCGGTGTTGCGCGCGCTCTTCGTCGTCCTTGAAGCGCGGTCGCGGTTCAGCTTTCTTGATGTTCGCTCGATCGGATACGGTGTAAACCTCTTGTTCACATACAACGCCCGAAAAAATACGTCTTTTAACCCTCTGCATAATCCCGCCGCCCTTCCTTGACAAAAGCGCCGTAAAATGCTATAATTTCAATATTGAATAGCTCCTTTTACAGCTATGTAAGAGGAAAAGAGAACGTCCGGAACGTCGCAACCGGACGTTCTCTTTTTTTGTTTTGTCAGCCGTTATTAAATCCTGCGCCCTGCTCGAAATCGGCGCACCGTTCTTCTTCGCAAGGCTTGAAGCGCATTCCGTCCGCGCACCCGACGCAAGGGAACGGGCGCACCCCGTCCGGAAGCGCGCCTTCGCGCAAGTGAACGCATTGTTCCAGCTTCGCGCATTGATCGCACCAGCACTTCCGGCAATCGCCGATCAGCGTTTTTTCAACCGGACGTTTCAAGCCCTCTTCGGCTTCCTGCGCGTCGTGTTCTTCCTGCATTTCCCGCGCCGCCTGTTCGATCGTGTAATCTTCAACGCCTTCTAAAATGCCCCTAAAGAATGGCGCGAACGCGTAGCCGATCCCCAGCCCTGCGCGCAAAAGCAATTCTTCGTCGATCTTAATATCTGCCATTGTTCCCACCGCCCCTCCGAAGCGCTCTGAAAAGCACGTTCAAAACGATGTAGACGATCACAACGGAAGCGGCGACGCAAGCAACGCCGCAAAGCATATAAAAGGCGTTCACCATGAATTGATACATTGTCATTCGTCAGCCCTCCCGAAAACCTCTTCCGCGTCGATGTCCCACGCGGCGGCAATATGCTTCATCATATCGACGGCTTCGGCGCGCTTCTTCTGTTCCTCTGCGTTCTCGCCGTTTAAGTACGATACCAAGATTTCAGATTTGAGATTGCAAAGCGGGCGAACGCCATAGAGGCCGTAGTACGCGTAGTAGCGGCCCAAAGAGCCGACCGAAATGACGGTGCGGACGAAAGAATTTATCGGGCTGTCCGGTGTAGCCGTCCACCACCAACGATCCGGAAGCGCCGGAATGTTGCCGCGCAAAAGGCGGTATTCCTCGCAAGTGATAAGCCCGATCCGGACGCGATCGCCGCCGTAATTCTTCAAGCCGTCGTCGGCGGTCAAGTCGATGTTGAAATACTCGAACATTTCTTCCGGCGCGCCCGCCTTAATCAGACGGCGCAAGAATTCGCCGTTCAGATAGGCACGAAGGGAAGAAGCGGCAAAGTCGTTCTTGTTCCCTTCATCGAAGGCGCGTTCCTCGACGCAATCGGAAGCAATGCACTTCACCCAATCCGCGCCCGTCTGAATGACCGTCCAAGCGATCCCGCCCATTGTGAATTCCTGTTTCGGCTCGAAGCCGTGTTTGTTCTCTTTCATATTGAATAGCTCCTTTCGTTTAACACTTCTTGCCGCCGTGCCGATACGGGCGGCTTTTGTTGTATTCGTGCTTCTGTGAGATCGCCGCGTCAATGTCGATCCCTGCGTATCCGCAATAATCAAGAACGCGAATAATCACGTCCGCAAGCTCCGTCGGGATACCTTTGGGCTTGCCGTTGTCGCTGAAATAGATTTCCGTTGCGCCGTGTCCGTTGCGGTATTCCTCCAGCGCTTCGGATACCTCCGAATGAATGAGCGCTAAAACCTCCGGAAAACCGCGTTCTTCGTCCCACCAGCCGTGCGCGACGGCGTTTTCGTGAATTTCCTTCGCAACCTCGTTAATTCCTGTCATTGTCTTTTGCCATCTCCTTCAATTCTTTTTCGGCGTTGTCGTCGGCTTCTGCCGTTCGGCAATCGCATTTTTCGCCGCTGTCAAGATGTGCGCCGCAATGCGGGCATTCCTTATAAGGTGTTGCCATGTTGTTCTCCTTCCTAATAATCAGCCGCCGGAAGCCGTCGGCGCATAGCGTCAAGCCGTGTTCCTTCACGTACTCCCGCCGCCGTGCGGCTTCTGCCGCTTCCCAGCCGCAAGAAGCGCATTCCGAAGGCTTGCATTTCTGCGTTTTCTCCGGATCAATGCCCAGCAAGCACTTCAAGGGCGGCTTTTCCTGTCGGTTATTCATTCTTCACCCGCTCCCCGTTATAGATAACTACCATTGACGGGAAGGGCGCGGGATCGGCGGCGTTCCCGTCGTCGTCCGTGAACCGTAGCCGCCCGCGCACGAAGCGGATTTCCGCTTTCCCGTAAATGTAATCGTGAAAATATGCCGTGTCCGTCCGCGCTGGGATAAGTAAAACAATCGGATACCCCCCCCGCGCTTCCTCGAAAGCCTTTTGAACCCACTTGCCGATCTCGCGTCCGTAAGGCGGATTACAGAATACCGCGCCGCCGCGATCCCAGCTTTGCGAAAGCCCGTCCGTTTCCGGCGTGTAATACAAAGAGCATTTCGCCGTCTTGTCGGTCGCCGCCGGATCAAGCACGAAGCCGAATTCGGCGTTCAGCCTGTCGAAGAAGTCTTGCGGCGTACACCAGCACATATTTTTAGAGGATAGAAGCGCCGCGTTCATTCGTCCGCCACCTCGCTTTCCTCGACAACCTCGCCCGTGTCCGGATCGACGTTCAAGGAACATTGTTCCGGTTCGGTGAATGTGAAGCGGTCGCGGGCTTCGCGTTCCCTGCGTTCCTTCTCGGAAAGGGAAAATTCGCATTCCCGCGTTAAGTCCTGCAAGCTCTCCACGAACTGCTGGTTGATAACGTCATAGGGCATAATCACCGCTTGAAGCAGGAAGCCCGCCTTCGCGACGATGTAGGGCGCTCCCTCCGCCGTGCGGCGTTCGTAAAGCTCCAGCACGTCCAGCACGTCAGCGACGGGCGAAAGATAGCGGCTTTCGATGAATACCAGCCCGCGCGTTGTGCGGATCGGCTTCAAGGTTCGTCCGGAATAGATGATCGAAATTCCTTCCCGCTCGACGTGTCTTTCCGTCGCGTCGGTATCCTCGAAGCTGATACCCGCCGGAATGCCCAGCGTTTTCACGAAGTAATTATCGCGGTCTTTCTCCGGAACGTCGAAGATCGTCAAAAGGCTTTCTTTGTCAAGCTGGGGAAGCCCGACAACCGGATAAACCGCCGATCCGTCGCCGATGTACTGCGTTAATATGTCGCCGTCGTCGCTGTACCGCTCGAAGATCGCAATATTCTTGTTCTTTTTGCATATAGCGGCGATACTTTTAATCTTCATCTTCGCCGCCCTCCGTTTCCTCTGCGTCCGCGTCGTGCCGTTCTACAATAGCCGGAAAGTCAATGCGCGGCGCGCGGATCGCCAGCGCGATTTGGCAACCGCAAACCGGACAATCAACCGCCGAAAAGCGCGTCGGCGCTTTCGTCAGCATATCCACCATAGAACGCGGTTCTTCCGCCGTGTAGATGTTTTCCCGCTCCGGTGTGAAGCGATAGCCGCAAACGCGGCATTCGGTCTTTTTCTTGCTGAACATAATTGAATAGCTCCTTTCGTGTGTTTTAATATTTACCGTAGACGCGGACGGCGGTTTTCCCGCCATGCGTCGCCGCCGATACGATAGCCGAAGGCATAAAGGAAACGCGCAAGAAGTCCCGCGCGGCGCGCTTTGCAAGCCGCCATGTAATCAACTTCGCGTTCGGCTCTTCCGCCGCCGTGTCGTCGATCGGATATTCGCAAATAAGCACGGTGTTTCCGAACGGGCGACGCGCCGGACGCTCCTTCATAAACTCTTTGTTGCCTTCCTTGCACTTGATAATTTCAAGCGCCTTCGGGAACTGCCAGCCGCTTTTGTTGTCCTTCATTGTGTGCCGCTCCTTTCAAAGTACATATTCCCATCGGTTTTTCATTTCTTCCGGCGATACGTAGTAATCGCGGCGGCGTGTCCCTGTCCAAGCGATCCCGCCCGCCGATCCCGCGAACGTGAAGTTTGCCGCGCGAAGGGAAGCGCCGTTTTCGCTCTCCAGCGTGTAGGTAATGACCTTCTTGTATCCCATATCGCGGGCGATCCGGACACAAGCGCCGTACAGTTTCGTACAAGCGTTTCTTGTCCCGTCGGTGCAATTCCGATAGATTTCAAGCGTCGCGCCGTCGTCAAGTTTCCGCGCCGTAGGTCTGCCGCATATTGCAACGCCGCAAAGCCGTTCGCCTTCAAAGCAGGAAATCGCGAACTTTCCGCCAACTGGCGGTATATTGTGCCGATGGTATTTCCCGACGAACTCGCGGGCGGGCTTTAAGTGCGTAGGTCTGATTTCAAGCATTCGCCGCCCCTCCTTAATTCGTGTACGGGCTTTCAAGCGTCCAGCCGAAGCAATCCGTACTTTTCCATTCCGTCGTGAAGTGATTGCGCCGCCCGTCGCCCGTGAAGAAGCAGTATTCCGCCGGAAGCACCCGCCCGACGTTTTCTTCGCCGTCCCGCTCCGCGCGGTATCGTGTCAGCACGTCCGCCGCAAGAAGGGCGAATTCCTCTTTCACGGGATATTCGGGATCGTAGCCGCTGAACTGATAGGGCGCTTCGATAACCTCCAGCACCGTGTCGGGGAAGCGCGGATCGTCAACGCGGTTCAGAACGCACCATACAACCGCCGCTTGCTCCGTCGTAGAAGGAACGATCCCCGCTTCGCCGTAGATCAGCTTTGCAAGGGCTTCAACCTCCGCCGCGTTCGGCACATATCCCGCCACCGTCCCGCTCGAAGGAAGAAGAACGGCGGTCGGCTGGTGTACCTCTTCAAGCGTTCCGGCGGTCGTATCCTTCGGCTTGTCCGCCGCACCGCTCCCGTTCCACGGCATAAGCGCCGCAAGAAGGGCGGCGACGGTCAGCAACGCAACCGTAAGGGCGACGCGACGGCGAAGCATTGCCCGCCGCCGTCGTTGTGCCTGTATCCGCCGGGGCTTGTGTGCGCTGGCTGTCTGCTCAACTATGTAACCGCAAGGCACTTCGCAAATAAACTTCCCGTCCGCGTCTTGCAGGACGGCAAGCGCTCCGCGCGCCCGATCCGCCGTCATTGTTCCACCTCCGCCGCCGGAAGGGAAAGCCACCATTCCGGATTGTTCCGGAACTGCTCATTCGCGCAAGCGTCGCAATTCTCCGCCGTGCAGGAAGAGCAATAACGCTTCTGAAAAGCCGCGTCCCACGGCGCTTCAATGCAAGGAAGGGAACGAAGGAAGCCCGCCAGCGTGGGCTTGTCCTTCGTGATAGCGTCAAATACCGAAGTGAACTGCCGAACGTTCAAAACTTCGTCGCCGATAATGCACCCGTTCGCGATCCGCTCTTTGATGAACTCAACGCACGGCATTTCCTCCGAAACGTGAAGATCATTGAACCGCGCTTCCGCTTCCTCGAAGCTGTCGAAGGTAACGGCGTTTGCGACGGACGCTTCGCCGTCGTATTCCCATAAACGGATTTTGTATCGTGTTGTACTCATTCCGAATAGCTCCTTTCCCGCGTTACTCTTCAATGCCGATGTAAAGCACGTTTTCATCGGCGCGAAGCTCCGTGATCTTGCAATATGCGTATTTGTTCATTTCGTCGTGCGCGAAGTGCTTATACAAGCCCCTGTAAATGTCCCGCTTCTGATAGCCGCATTCCCGAACGTAGATATACACGTTCGTAAATCCGCTAATTACGTAGCCGATCGTTTGAAGCGCCACGTTGTTTGCGATCCTCTTCATTTTCATATTGAATAGCTCCTTTCGTATTTCAGCAATTCGCGCCGCGTCGGTTTCCTCTGCGTCGGAAATTCTCTTGCACCGTCGCTTGTGCAAGATCGGCGCTGTACTTCGGGCGGGCGTAGCCGTCAAACTCTCCCGTATAGCCGCGCTTCAACTCTTCGTAGATAGCGGCGGCGCTCCTTTTCAGACGGGCGGCAATGTCAACAACGCGTTCACCCTCTGCATACATTCTTTCGATCTCGCGGCGCTGTTCCAGCGTCAAATAACTGTATCCGTTCAATGTTTTAACCTCCTTCCGCCTGCCTTCGGATAAAAAAATAATGCAGAAAAACCGTAACGGTTTCTTCTGCATTTAATGATACTCTCAACATTTGTCATTTCCTTACAGAAAAAAGGTTGATTTTTTACACGGGCGTGCTATGATATCGTCGTAAAATGCAAAAAGGGGCCATGGCCCCTTTTCTGTTCCCGACCGGGAACAGATGTGCTGTGCTCGCCCGCGGGGAGCCGCGGAGAATATACATTGTAGGAGGACATTTTATGAAACGTAAATTGCTATCCATTTTGCTGACGTTTTGTCTCGCGTTCAGCTTGCTGCCCACCGCTGCTTTGGCGGACGGCGAAGGCGCGCCTGCGCCGGCGGAAGTGCCCGCGGCGGCGGGGATCGTACTGCCTGAAGCAGCAGACGGCGTTATCACGTTGGATAATGGCGCCTATGTTATGTCTGGGGACACAACTGCTACTATCAAGGTTCCAAATGGTAAGAATGCTACGCTTGATCTGAACGGCAAGACATTGACGAACAAAACGGGTGAACACACCATTATTGTTGAAAATGGTGCAACGCTGACCATCACTGGCAACGGTATCGTAGATAATGTGTCGCACGGAAAAGCTGCTGTTTATAATGAGGGTACTGTTACCCTTGCGGGCGGCACCTTTAAGCGTTCTGTCGAAAAGGGTACCTATTCTTCCTATAGCGGCAACGGAAACAGCTGGTACACCATTGCCAACTACGGCACCATGGAGATTAACATTGGCGTTACCGTTGAAAACGCTGGCGGTTATTCCAGCATGATCCGCAATGGCAGCGACAGGGTAACTGCCAATTGCTATTTGACGATCAAGGGCGGCAATTTTGCCGGCGGCATCAACACGGTCAAGAACGATCGCTTTGGTGTACTGACCATCAATGGTGGTAATTTCTCTAATACTGCCCAGTACGTCATTATGAACTGGAACAAGGCTGTAATCACTGCTGGCACGTTCCAGACTCTGGATACTGCTTCCGCCGCCGTACTGTTCACCTCTGCTTATGATAGCGATGCCAATACCGTTGGCAATCTGACCATTTCCGGCGGCGAATTCAAGCGTGCCAGCGATACCCAGGAAATGATTGTGGACCATTACGATGCATCCAACAGCGGTACCGCAACGGTAACCGGCGGCAAATTTGATGCTGACATTTCCACCTACGTTCCCGATGGCTACATCTATAATGGTGAAACCAATACCGTGGAGCAGTTGACCGTGAACAACGCCGTGGCTAAAATCGAAGACATCCCCTATAAGACCCTCGCTGCCGCTATCTCTGCCGCCGGGGACGGCAACACCGTGACCTTGCTGAAAGATGTGACTGCGGATATTACCATTCCTGCTGGCAAGACTATGACACTCGATCTGAACGGTAAGACCTTGACCAACGTGAATGATCACACCATTCTGAACAATGGTAATTTGACCATCACGGGAACGGGTAAGGTTGATAATATTTCTCATGCTAAAGGCGCGCTGTACAATAAGGGAACTGTTGTTGTAAATGGCGGTACTTTTGATCGTTCTAAAGAAAACGGTAAGACTTCAAATGACAGCGGTTCCAACTCCTGGTACACCATCAAGAATGTCGGCTCCATGACCATCCATGATGGCGCAACCGTGCAAACTGCTGGGAACAATGCCGCTCTTGGTAAATTCTCCAGCCTTGTTTCTAATGGATACTTTAACGCTGGTGACTACACCAATAATAGGGGACTTGAGCAGCCTATCCTGACGATTGATGGCGGTACGTTCCGCGGCGGTCTGAATACGATCAAGAACGATGACCACGCAAAGTTAACGATCAATGGCGGTACGTTCAGCAACTATTATCAGGCCGTTGTTCAGAATCACAATATTGCAGAAATCACAGGCGGTACCTTTACTGCTGCAAGTGACGCTAACGCTAAGACATACGGCATTTACAACTGTGGTTGTGGTGCTGAGATTGATCTTGGTACTCTTACCGTGTCCGGTGGTACGTTCACCGGTGCCACATACGCTGTTGCCGATGTCAGCAGTGAAAATGCGGATGTGACCATTTCTGGTGGCCAGTTTGCCGGAACAAAGGCGGCAATTGTTAAGAGCAGTGACTCTAAAGCAACCATCACCGTCACCGGCGGCTATTTCACCTCCGACCCCAGCGCTTAT